CTTAACATGTGTATTAAGGAGAAGTTTAAACTCTTGAATTTCTTTTTGATCTGTTGTGCTGTGATGACAGTCAGGGGTTACTACAACTTGAACTCCAAACTCATCTGCCAAAGCAATTAACTGCTTATTGATTTCTGCCTGATTATGTGGCATAACTTCTATATAGTAGTCATCATTAAAAACACGCTTAAACCACTCGATGTGCTTTTTAGCAATGGCAAACTCGTCATTCTCAAGAGCCTTAACCAAAACGCTACTTGGACAAGCAGAGGTAACAATAATTCCTTCTGCATACTTCTCAAGAATCTCAAAGTCAAACCTTGGCTTCTTAAAAAATCCTTCTGTCCAAGCAATTTCATTAATCTTATTTAAATTTTCCAAACCAATTTGGTTCTTGGCGAGAAGGACTATATGGTTGTAGATTAAATCTAGATCTCCGTCTCTTTCAGACTTATCTCTAGTATCAAATCTATCTTGACACATATAGCCTTCTACACCAAGTATAGGCTTAATACCCTTCGCTTTTGCAATACGGTGCAGTTCCCTATGCCCAGATAAAGTTCCGTGATCAGTGATGGCAATTGCTGGCATCCCTAATTCAACTGCACGGTCAATATATTCTTCTGGAGTAGCAACACCATCAAATAATGAATAGTGTGTGTGGACATGTAAGCCTACATAGTTCATTGATTACCAGTCAGCATTCGTTGAAGAAGTGATTGATGGTGAATCAAAACCAAGATAGAATGCTTCTTGTTCTGCATAAGGAACCTTACGCAAAGCAAGTTCTAGAGGGTAAGGCTTAATCTCACCCCAGTTAAAAGGCTCCTTATCTGGAGCAGATGGAATTAGAGTGTAGTTGGTTTCAGTTCCCTGACCATTACGCTTCAACTTCCACAAAACGTTTGAGATGCTTCCTGTCTCCAGAGCATACTCACGAATTGTATTAAATGATGATTGCTTGCTGATACCCATTGACCAGATTGCAACATATGGTGCTTCAATGCCGTCGTCTACGAGAACGTTGCAATAGAAACGAAGACGTGCTCTCCAGCCAGCCTTTGGATCCTTACGGTGCATCTCTTCTGCCCAGTCACGACCTTCTGTATCCATTGTGTCTACGGCCTTGCGCTTGTAGTCCTTTGGATTTGTGTGTTCCTTTACAACCAGTGCAAGTCCACGCTCTTCGTTATAGTTTGCAGAATCTTCATCCAACTCTTCAATGAATCGGATCTTTACTGACTGACCATCGGCAAGTTTTAGCCACTTTACCTTTGGTGAGTTTTCGTCATACTTTGGCTTGTCGAGCAGGGCGTTGATTGCTTTTAGTCCCTTGATTACGCTCATATTATTCTCCTTTGTGTTGTTATATTAGTTTAGCATAGATGCTATAGATTTGTCAAACTGGAACTCTAAATTCCTAATTGATTCATCATCCATATCACCAATGTCTTTATATTGTTTATCTAGTTCTATTACAGAAACACGAGAAGCAAGTCTTTCGATAAGTCTTGATTTCATGTTACTGCCTGCCTCATCGTTATCTGCAATGACAATGATATCATTAAAATACTTTTGAAGCAAATCTATTTGTGCATTTGATATTGTTGCACCCAATGTTGCCACTGCAGGAAATCCTACTTGGTCTAATCTAATAGCATCAAATGAAGACTCAACTATATAGACTTTACTAGATGTTTTAACTCTGTGAATATTAAAAAGTGTTTTACTCTTTGGTAGACCTGGAGTATTCTTAAACTGCTTTCCTTCAACAGATCTGCCGACAAACCCAATTGGAAGTCCATCTGGACTATGAATAGGAACAGTAATCATATCTTGTTTTTCAGAGTAACCAATAGAAAATCTTTCCCAGGATTCTTGGTTAATCTTTCTAGATTTTAGATAACCCTTTGCTCTTTCTGATTCAAGGACTTGCGTATACAGTCTATACAATACCTGCTTATCAAACTCAGCAAACTCTGGCTTAACTATAAGTTGCTGCTGAATTTGTTTTTCTAAATCTACATCCTGCTCTTTGCTCTTAATAAAACGAACAGACTCAAAATAAGTTCTTCCAGATGTGTGCATTACAAATTCAACTAGGTCTGCAATCTTTCGACAAGAAAAGCAAAAGAAGGTTCCCTTGGTCTTGTCAATTTCTCCTGCTGGTGTGTGATGGTTATTGTGATAGGGGCAAAAAATAATATAATCTGAATCTACTTCAGAGGCAACATCTATACCTGTTCCTGCAAGGATTCTTTTGATTTGCTCTTTGGTATATAAATTACTTTGTTCCCGTCTATTCCTGCTATCCATTCACTTTTCCTTTTCCCTACGTATACTCCATATATGGTTATTTCAAATTCAAAATATTTCTTAGTTTCATTATAGTCTATAGTAAAATCTGTGTCAATCTCATACTTGGGAACATATCCAGCAAGCCTCATCTCTGAGGTTACGAGCCTGATATATTCGCCCTTGAGTCTACCTATGGCTGAGTCATCGTGAATGATCCCGCTAAGGTTAAACTTCTTAATTGGTTTGTGATGAAATTTTTCCACATTATATTATACCTACTTATCTTCAAAATCTTTGTATCTGTAGTATCCCTTGTCAAAATCACACTGGACAAGGAAGTCTCCCATAAACCCATTACGATTCTTTCTAAATGCACACTCAATAATATCGCTATTAGTTCCACGTCCCAATGCAAGGACCCAGTCTGCGTCATAGGCAATCTGTCTAGACCAGGCCGTCTGGCCTAGCGTAGGGACCGTAGAAAGGTCGTTAACATCATCTGGTGTGGCAGACGAGATAGCAATAATAGGAACCTCATCACCGATAGCCATAAGTTTAAGTTCTCTTGAAAGGTTCTTCATTCTAACTGTTTCGTTATCTGACTTTTGATTTGGACTCATTAACTGTAGGTAGTCTACGATTACAAAGTCTGGCTTGTATTGATCAATCTTTCCACGGAGAACAGAAGGGTTAATCTCACCACCATTATCATTTGATATGATGTGGAACTCTGGCTTTCCTACAAGGTTCTTAGCATGCCAAGATCTTAGCATATCTAGTTCAATCTCACCATTAGAAATTTTTCTATGTGACCATAGACCCTCACCCATAATTGTAAATACACGGTTGCGAACTTCCGTTTCTGACATTTCAAGGGAGATGACCATTGGACTCTTACCCTGCTTCCATGCTTGAACTGCAAAGTATAGTGCAAGCCAAGACTTTCCAATTCCTGGATAAGCAAGAAAGACTCCAAGTTGTCCTGGCATAATTCCAGAAGGAAGATAATTATCAAACCCTGGGAGCCCTGTCTTAATTCCTCTGTGACCAAGAGCCTGCTGTTCTTTAATGTTTTCAAAGTATGCAACTGCTGACTCAAGATCTGTTACGTCAATGTCACGAATATTTGATGTGTTCTTTTTTAATTCTGATGTTCGTGTAATTAGTTCATCTAGTGCCTTTGGTCCCTGACCCTGCTGAACCTCTGATGCTGCCCCTCTAAGAATATCCTTTAGACTATCATTGAGATACTCTGTTTGTAATTCTGCAAGATGGTGCTTTGTAGATCCTATACCTTTCACTGGCTCAAAGTCTCTAAACTTTTCTACCACCAAAGAGGTAGGTGGCACAGCCCCATTATTTTCTGCATAAAGACGAATAAAATTCCAGATATCACTATGGGTTCTAAGTAATGACTCTATGTTTGCTTGTAAAAGAACATGCAGTTGCTTATCTTCTAGTAGCGCTGAAATTAGTTTTGACTCTGTGTTATTCATCTTCTCCCCAATAATAATTAATACTTGTTCTAGTTATTTTTCCAATATGCTCTGATTGTGGTTCATCATCCATCTTACCATAGAAGCCAAAGGTTTGTCCAGGGAAGAGGCTTAGTAGTTTATTTCCAAACCTTGTTTCCACAGTTATCTCTTCTCCTGAATCTGGATAGTGTGCTTCTAATATTGATCTTTTAAAAACGCTTGGTGGATTTCCCCACATAGAACTATGTGTGATAAAACCATCATGCTGGACTAAGGGCCAGCCAAGATCAACTAAATAATCGATTACAGACTTATAATTTAGTTCGTCATAAAAGAATGGCTTCCTTATTGTTGAAAGTTGTATTAGTTTGTTACTCTTTAGTATTCTAACCATATCACTAATATCTATTTCAACTAGGAGTTTTTGATCTTCTTCTACCCAAAGAATAAATTCATAGTCTGTTTTATACAAATACTTAAAAGCATAATTATATGCCTTCATGTATCCAAGATTTTCTTCTGCCAAGGATATAACTTCGTAGTCTGGATACTGAGATGAAATAATACTTCTATACTCTGGATCTGCAGAGTCATCTAAAATTATCTTTTTTCTTTGTGAAATATCTGATAGTGTTTCCCAAGATGCAATAGTCTCATCTAGATATTCTTTTCTTCCACAAGTTAAAAAGGCTACAACTAAATTATCCATTAAGCCATTCCTTAGCCTTTTTTCTTCTCTCAAGTCTTTCGGCAATGTCAGACTGCTTATCTAGTTTTGCCTGTAGTATTTTTTCTGCATTATACGCAAAGTGATTCCAGTTAGGAGACTGAGCAATGCTAAAGTAATACTCAAGTAGGTCATAGCATGTGCTAATTCCGTAAGACTCAATGAGTCCGTCTGCAGCCCATTGCTCTACATTTAAATTAAGTGATGGCTTTTGCTCATACTTTGCAGTATGGTGCTTACTGTAGCGTGAAAGCAAAGCCATTCGGTCTTTGCGTTCTGCCATTATGAGTCAGAAGCCTCCGCTTGCGCTTCCTTAATCTTATCCGTTAACTTGTCCTCGACAAACTTGTAAACACGCTCAAAAGCCTGATCTGTATTTTCTCCATCACGCTTAGAGTCCGTTACACCAAGGTCAAGTCGCAAAGACTGAAAATTTCCTAGGTTGAGTGTATATCCCAGTGTGACTGAGACCTTTGTATTATCGTTTTCCATTTTCCCTCCCAAGGGATTAATTAATCGATTCACCCCAAATTGGGATAAACCTTCCATCTTCTGTTCTCGTATATGTAAGTATACCGTCTCCCATTCGCCTTGTCAACTCTTGACGGCTTGGGGTAATGTCATTTGTTATTAAATTATCTTTTCTTGGTCTACCAATATGGTATGAAGCAAGTATATCACGTATCTCTTTTACTTGCGATTCTGAGTAGTATGATCTTACTTGGAATCCTCTTGCCCCGCCTTTTTGAGATCCAGTTGGAAATGGAATGACTCCTCGTTTCATTAATGATGGCATATACTTTTTATGACGATTAACTAATTCAGCAGTCTGGCCTACGGTGTAGGCTCTTTCTCTTTTGTTTTTAAAATCACTAATTAGACAACTTTCAATCTGATCCTTAGTAATATTATAAACAGACATAATCCCATTAGATTTATTAAGATGATGAACCCTAACTAGGTCTCCATTAAGAAACCAAACCTTTTTATTGCCAGGAATTATAGGGGCGAGATTGTAGCCTTCGCTCTCAATTGTTCCTTTTTTAGTAGCCATCTTCCCTCTTCTGAACTATCTGGCGGATTCATAAATTTTCGTGATCCACATGACAAGCAATAAGTTTCCAAGTGCATTGGAGAACTAAATGTTCTGTCAATAAACATTCTTCCATTACACTTTATACACTTTAACATTAGTTTGGTATGCCAACGATGATAAGGTTAACAGCAACTGAAACATTTCCAGCCTTATTAAATCGAACTGTCCCTTCAACCTTTGATGTGGTTGGTGGCTTTAGAATAATACTTGCATCTTTTCCTGGATCAGTTCCGCCAACGTTTACCAGGGTTGCAGTAACAATTGGTGCATACTTATAATCTGATGGGAAAGAATAAGAAAATGTTTTTTCTTCTAGGGCTGTAATATTAGTATTGTTTACAACATCAATATAGCCACCGATAATACGTGCCTCTGAGGCTTTTACGCTTTGCTGCCCTACACCCTTAGCATCAACAGTCACATACTTGTATACCGATGGAGAAACCTGTGTAGATAGTTCATTAATTGCATTTGCTAACTGATAAATGTATGCGACATCTAGAGGTTGCCCTCTTTCGGGTAGTGGAATTTTAGCCATATTATATTATACCATTAGAGAGTCTGAAGCGTGGACTCAAATAGTATTGCCCCCTCTGTTCGTGTTTTAGGAAATGTTGGCTTCTGAATAAGAACTTTAAATGATGTTGTGGTATCACTAACTAATCCATTATAAGTCGAAGACTTTATAGTATTAAGATAAACCCAAGGACCAGTATTATTCCATTGAGCATATATATCAAAACTACTATCCTTGTCTACCTCTAAAGGCTGCCAAATCAATGTGAAGAACTTCTTTGATGGATCAGTTGCTACTACCGCAGATACGACACCTTCTTTGGGAATCTCAACATTATATATTGGGGACCAGTGGGTATAGGTATTTCCATCATCTGCAACTATTCTATACTTAATGTTGTATGAGTGTGTCTTTGCACTTCGGCTTGGTAAGTCTTTTTTTAATATCTTAACTCTCTTAATTACTTCTGACACTATGAAACCTCAAGTGCAAATCTAAACTCTAGGTAAGAAGTTGTTCCTTTTTCTTTTGTAATTGGAACACCAGTGCTGTTGCTGATTACTGAGTATCCCGTCATTCCATATAGCGGATTGTAGGAAGACACATTCTCCAACCTTAAAGCGTCTAGGCAAACATAGAAGTTGTCTGATGGAACACCATTCTTCTTTACACATGCGTAGATCTTAACTATACCAACTGTTTCCCAAGAAGCGTTTCCCTGTGAAAATATCTCTTGCAATTTCTTGGTAATAGAAAAATATCTGTTAGCAGTAAAGTCATGTTGTCCTGGTCCAGTTCCATGATCTAAAACAACTTCAAATCTTTGCCAAGTTGATGATTCGTTTTCTGCTGGAGTAAACTCTAATACCAGAAGAACTTGATCTGGATACTCATTATTTGTAGCATTTTTATTTACTACAGAAAATGCCAATTTTAATTCATCAATGGGAGAGTTCTTTGAAAGGTCATACGATGGATCTACATTGTGAATATGAGTTGAACCATTTGTTGTTATATCAATTCTTCCCTGAGAATTCTTTGTTAGGGTTGACATATCTCCAACAAGGAATAGAGAATCATTTAAAAATCTTGGTCTTTCAAATCTGGCAAGTCTATCTTCGTCATTGAAAACTCTATCGTCTGCATATGCACTAAACACTGGACACTCTTTTGGATTTTCTGATAATACTGAACTAACATCGTAGGAACCAATAATAGAGTTATCCTTTAAGTCTCCATCTGAGTTCTTGTCAAGAGGTGTGTCTATTAGTGGGATTGGAGATTTTGGTAGTGTTGCCTCATGATATTCCCATCCTTCGGAAGATGTAAAAGAATGAAGAATTTTGCTATCCCAGGCTCCTGCAGATGGATTTGATCCAGCAGAAAATACACCAACCTCAGTAATCTCATATCTTGGTTCGGAGGGAACTTCTGTTGTAAATACTACCTTTGTAACTGGGACTACTGTAGAAACACCATTTACCGTTACCGTTTTATTTTCTGTAATAAATCCACGAGATGTAATTTGCCACCTGTCCATCTCAAACTCTAGTCCAGACCTGCTTTGGTAGGCCGCTATCTCTTCCTGGCTAAAAACGTGGTCTGAGGGCTTTGGTTGGGCACCACAGCCGACTGCTATGTATGAGGCATACGCTGGGGCTTGCCCAATTAAGTATTTACCTAAAATATTTTTACCAGTATTAGTTATCATTATTCATTCACCTCATATATTGTATCACTAAACTTGCTTCCATTTACCTGGATTTGAACCTCTACAGACTCCTCTGGCTTTAGATTTGCCAACTCTATAATTAGATTTCCGTCAGAGTCAAGGTATACAATTGACTGATTTGGACCAGTTCCCACAGAAGGTATCTTTGCTCCAAAGTCAATAGCAAACTGGCTAAAGTATTCACTCGCTATTCCCTGCAAAGCCAAAATGTTATTTGGGTTATATTGAAAGTAGACATTTGATATATTTTTAATTGGATTATAAAGAATATCTTGTCCATTTAATATATCATTTCGTGAAATATTAATAAGTTCTTGACCACCAATATTTTCAAAGATTAGATCAGTCATAACCTCAATAGGTATTTGATCATCTTTAAATACCAATAGGTCTGGGGTTGGAACCTTTACTGGCATAACTGGTGGGGTTACTGTAGTTGCTGCTGGAATATTTGGTGTTGCATCAACCATTATAAAACCTCACTAACGTATAGAGACATTGATGGGCCGTTCATATCTTTTGAGTATTCGATATTATAAACAACAAATCTCTTGCTGGCAGATCCAAGTAGGTCAACTCCATTTTTAATATAATCTACTTCAACTATATCTCCAAGTTGGATTGTTGGATTAGCAAATATTGACATGCCGATTGACTTTCTTGGCTTTACTACTTTTCCAATCATCCAAGACATAAGTGCGTTGGCGTCATCCTGGGTTTGAACATAGGGAACATTTAGTGTAAAATCTTTTTTACCATATGTCATTCTGCTAACCTTAATGTCTTCATAATCTTTTTTTACTTTTTCTGGAGAGACAAGAACTGTTGTCCCGCTAATTTCTGGATTTGAAAAATCACTATTCTTTTTAAAGAACGAATCTACGGTTAAATTATTTTGAGATTGCTGAGTGAATGTAATTCCCTGAATTCTTAAATAGTTTCCAGTTGTTTCATCAAGGCTCAGGGCTGTGTCTGTTGCATTAAAGATCATGAATTCTGCTCCGTAAGATCCTGCTCTAAATCCAGAAACAGTATAGCCACGAATCCTGTTAAAGGTTGGAGACATCTTTGCATATAAAGCAGGCCAAGCCTTATCGTATTTAATGTCAAACAGGCTTGCCTCTCTCATAATAGTTCCAAACTCATCAAAATATAGTTTGTGCTCTGGTGGTTGGTATGAACTAATTCCAGATAGGTATGTTGATTGAACTATTCCAGACATAGCATACTTGCTAAATGCAGTATTGGAGTTTATGTCATCATCTGCATATATTCTATTTACTGGAGTCTCTGTAGAATATGCAGAGTTTTGTGTCTGATTATTTGTAACTGCATAAATATTTTCAAACATACACTTAGAAGATCCACGAACAAATAGGGCCATGTTTTGATATACGGGCAGTGGCTTCAAGTCATCTACCATAGCAACCTGATTGCCATTGATAAATAGATAGAACCTAAGTCCATTAGGAATTTTTTCATACTCAACATTAAGATCATATACTGTTGGTGTAGTTTCAGTTACTGTTCTATACTGTCCAGTAAATCTTCCATCGTCTACGACTATCTTTGCAAGTCCCTCCCAAAGTTTAACTGGTATGGCTAAATCGGCATCTGCCTTACCCTCTTGCTTTTGAACCTTATAAAAGAATACGTTATTAACATTTACATTTTTAGCATCTACCTTGTTTGTGCTAAGTGCTGCTACCTCAAAGTAGTATCCAAGATTTGTTTCTGGATTAATAAGAACAGCCATTCCTCCAGAGCCTCCAGAGATATGAATGTCTTTGTCTGGTGTCAAACCAGTGATGGTGTAGTATTCTGAATTTCCAACTGCAGTCTGTGAAGAATCTGTATTAGATTCGATTCTTCCCACCACTCTCATTCTAGTTCCAAAACTCTTAAAGTTTTCATCTAGTTTTTTATAAATAAAAGAAACTTGATCCCTACCCTTTTCTGAACTTGTAAAGGTTGGACCATTAAAGACAAGTGCTGAAGACTGAATGGTTCCGCTTTGTGTTGAAAGTAATGACTTTATATCATTCTCACTTTTGTATGAAGATGAGAGAAAGTTCTTAATAATGCTATTCCTTGTTGACGACTTAGCCTTATCGTTACTTACTCCTGCTGCTCCTGTTGATAGTAGAGAGTATTCTTTTGTAAGTATAGTCTTTGCCCCTGTTGACTTTTGTGTTTGGTAGACAGTGTCCCCATCCTTAATCAAAACTGAATTGTATAGCAGGTCTGAGTCCATCTTGCACCCACGAACATTTGCGTTATCTGACCAATATGGATTTAAACCTGCTTGATGGTCAGTAACTGCAGTTCCAAACTGACCTCTACCATGTTTTGCTACTGCTCCATTTTTAAGTTTTGTAACTCCATTAATAACCTCATAGTTTGGTTCAGAGTAAATGCGGACTAGACCTGTAGGGTATATCTTTCCATTGAATGGTAACTTAGAAAAATAGTTTTGGTATTCTTGAACGTCATTAATCCAAACATTTCCAATTCCTGGAACGTTATAC